GTCATTGTTCAAATAGTCATTAAAATAGACTGAAACACTGCTTAAATACTGTTTGCTGTCCGAAAGAACCACGATGTCGTCAGCGTAGCGGTAATAATACCTCACACCCACGAACTCCTTCACGAGGTGGTCGAGTTCCGACAAATAAAGGTTTGCGAAATATTGGGAAATGTAATTGCCGATGGGTACGCCATCCGCACTTTCTATAATGTCGTCCAGCAGCCACAGCACTGATGGGTCTTTGATTTTCTTTCGTACAACCATTTTCAGTGTATCGTGGTTTATGGACGGGTAGAATTTGCGCACGTCTATTTTTAGGCAGTAGCGTGTCCCGTCGGGGTCTTTGCGTAAGTCTGCACGCAGTCTGCGCAGAAGAGAGTGGATGCCGCGCCCTTTTATGCAGGCGTATGTGTCATTGGTAAATGTTGGAGTCCACAATGGCTCTAATATCTGCAATATAGCCCACTGCACCACACGGTCGCGGTACGGTAGTTTGTAGATTTCGCGCTTTTTAGGCTCGTACTTTATAAAAATCTCATACGCCGAGGTCGTGTAGGTTCGGGTTTTTAGCTCCGTCTGCAATTCTTGCAGGTTCTGAGCCAGATTTTTCTCGAACTCTACCACCTCATCACGCTGCCTTTTGCCCTGCCCTGCATTGTGGGCTGCCAGCAAAAGGTTGGGCATTGAGCAAATTTGCTCAAACAAATAGCCTTTTCTTTTCATTACGGGTCATTGTTTCTTTGGGTCTGCGGGTCTGTCGGGTCTGTCTGCTTTGCATAGTCGGGAATGGTCGAAACGGCGAAAGCCGCCCTACTGATACCCTTTTTGTCTTGCTATCTTTTGCCAAGAGGCAAGGTTCATTTCTCTTTTGTCGCCATTTCTGGTTTATATCTTGCAAAGTATAGGGGCGACGAGTAGTTCGCATTCGCATTCGTAGCCGTGTTGTTCGCATTCGTGTAGAACGCACCTGCGTTCGTGCCATTGTTCGCGTTACCACCAGCCGCGCGGACACGAAGACCACTGCGAGAAAAATGCAACCTGTCGTTATATCTTACGACGGTGCAAAATTAACCATTTTTCAGCGAGAAAACGCCTGTTTCCCAATATATTTCGACCGCCTTACGGCGGTAGTTTTAGGCTACGCGCCGTAACATTCTTTACTTTCGGTATTCAAAATTTCAAAGAGCGACTTTCATATTCTCGTTTTCGGGGCTTCGCCCATGTCCGTTCTCGTTTTACGCTGCCTGCTCAATGATTGGGTCTTCCTCAAAATAGCAGAGGGGCGACGAGTAGTTCGCAGACGCAGACGTAGCCGCGTGGTACGCAAACGTGCAGAACGCACCCGCGCCCGTGCCACCGTACGCGAGACCACCAGCCGCGCGGACACGAAGACCTTTAGAGGTCTTGGCGTTGGTGTAAAAATAGTCGGGGTAATTGTTAGTAGGACTGCCGCCCACCTCAGTAGGCATACAGCAAAGCCCCTGATAACTTATGCGCTTGATGTAACCCTCTGTCTGTGGACATTCTGCCACCTTGATTTTGTCGTTTATGGTCGATGGGTCGAAAGCTGCAAACATTGAACGCGAAACGTACACTTCGCTCTTTTCTTCCCCTGCGTCCATTATCAGCCCGCGCGTCCACCGCCACAAGTGGCCATAACCTGCATGCATAAGACCGAAGAAACAAGGCACCTTGAAAGTCTTGTATGTGCCGCCGCTTGCGTCGGGCAGATTGTAGTCCACCAGACAAACGCCGTCGCCTGCCTCCAGCCCCACGCTGGTAGGAACCACGGGGTAATATCCGTTATAGTTACCCCAGTCTGGCATGTCCGTCACACCTGTGCCAAAGCCGCCCTGATAAAGGCCGTTTGCGTCTTTCTCTGCATTAAACGCTGCCTGACTGTTCTGTGTTCCCATGATTACCTCAAAGAGGAACTGCGCCACGAACTGAGCCACAAACCAGTTTGCTTCCCAGCCCTCGCCGCGTTTGCGGGCGTATGTGCCGAAGTTCGTTGTGCTGATGCTCGTTGCCGCCATGCCTAACATGGTGAGCTGTGCAGCGTTCTCAGCAGGTGCTTTGGTGTAGCTGGCCGCTTTCAGTGCCGAGCCGCTGCCGCCACGGAAACGCTCAGCGTCGCTAATCACGCTGCAAAGCATTTGGTTTGTTCTGTCCATAACGCCCGCACCGAGCCAGCTTGTGCCGCCTGCGGGTATGCGGATGCTTACGCCGTTGCCCACGGGCTTATTGAATGTGACGCACTTCACCAGCGCACCGCCCTCATAGAATATATTGGCGATGAAGCTGTTCCAGCACCACATGCACTGACCCTGCGAACCGTCGAGAGCGGCGGGGCTGCCGTCGTCATACTTTGTGGTGTCCGTCGGGTCGAGTTTGCGCTTCTTGCGGTCGTCTGTCACGAGGTAGCGGCCAAGTCCCAACTTTGCGGGCAGGTCACGCAATGCCTGAAGACTGCCGTAGTGGCCTGCCGCCGTAGGTGTAGCGTTTGACGTGTTCCAATAGCGGCCAGCTACGGGGTTGCCTGCCTGTTCCACAGCTTCGGCCAGCTCCATGCTGTGCGTTTCGCCTGTCTCGTCCATTACTTCGATGCGCATGTCCTTTAGCGCGCCCTTTGCAGCGTCCAGTTCATTGATACGCTTGCCGTTCTGAAAGGCTGCCAGCATAGCCACCACGCCTTTCTCTTGTTCTGCTGTTAATGCCATAAATTCGTATATATGTTATGTTAAACGTATGTTGCCGTCCTTGTCAAGTCTTATGCCGCCGCTGGTCAGTCTGATGCGGGGCGGCACGACTTCAACCCTGATGGTCTTGTAGTATTTTGTCCCCTGTGTAGGGATAACATGCACGCGAGTGATGCCCGTCTCACGCGCTTGTATCTCTCCGTCTGGCTCAATTTCTACGCTCTGCCCGTCCGTCTGATATATGACGTTCTGAGCGCAGCCGTCGGGTTTTACTTTTGGCTTGATATACTGCCGTACAGGATTGCCCAGCGTCACGGTGTCGGGTGCTTCCACCTTTAGACCGTTCGGCACGCCCTGCACAACCTGCTCCGCCCTCGCTATGGCAAGCTCCATTTCCGCGCGTGTCGCCTCCAGTCTTTCGGCGGCTGTCGCGGCCTGCTGTCCTGCCGTGTTGGCGTAGGTCGTGGCTGTCTTGCTCGCGTCAGTCGCGCCGATGCTCTCAGCTGTGGCCGTCTTTGCCTTTGCGGTGGCCGCGTCTGCGTCTGTAGCCGCCTGCTTTGCCTTTGCGGTGGCCTTGATGGACTCAGCTGTGGCGGCGGTGGCCTTGGCGGTCGCGTCGGTAGCTGCCGTTGTCGCCTTTTTGCTTTCCGCCGTAGCGGAGGCGGCTTCTCCCGTCGCAGCCTTTGCCGCGTCAGTAGCGGTGGCGGCGGCTGTAGTGGCGGCTTTTGCGTTATTTACGGCTGCTTCGTTCTTCCGCTGTGCTGCCTCTATGAACTCCCGAACATTATTGTCAGCACGTTCTGCGGCCTCTGTCGCGGGTTTTTGCAGCACTATGATGTCAGCAGCCGTAAAATCCTCCCACGTAAACTTGTAACCCCTTGTGTAGGCTGCCACACAGTCGCTCTCTACCACGCCCTCCGTGTCGCCCATTTTGTCCCACAGCCATATATGCAGGCTTTCGGGATAATACACATTTTGCACGCCGTTTTCAAACAGGGCATTATCCAAAGCGAGGTGCAGTTCATGGTGCAGCTCTCCCTCGCCGAGGCCGTGGTCTTTGAATATCACCAGCAACCCGTCACCGTCTGGCACGCAGCCAGCGTACACGCCGTCCTTCCTTGTCGCCTTTACCGAGTGGCTGCCCACCCAGTAGCGCAGCTCAAAGTCCACGTCGGGCAGTGCCACGACCTTGCCCGTACCGTCACGGAAACGCTCACGGATAACAAAGTCGCTCTTGTAGTTGATGTGTCTTGTCTCCATTATGTCAGCCTTATGTTACCGCTGCCGTCCAGCCTCATGCCGCCGTTTGTCAGTCTGATGCGTGGCGGCACTACCGCGATGGTCAGCGTCTTGTAAATACTCGTTTTCACAGTGGCCACCACATTGACCCTGCCCACTCCCTCCTTCAGCGGGACGATGCAGCCGTCTGGTGTCACCTCCAGCACTCCGTCGCCGCCGATGAAAAGCAGCGAACCGATGCCAAAGGCTGGCAGTGCCCTTGCGCCGATGCGAGGGCGTTGCTGGTTGCCAAGCGTCACCTCCTTGGGGCAGTCGTTCACTTCCAGACGTGTGGGGGCTGACACGTTCTGAGTGCTCAGCAGCCCCACGAGGTTGTCAACCAGCGCACGTGTGGCCTCGCTCTTCTGTGTTTCGGCTGCCGCTGCCTTGGCCGCAGCGTCCACACCCGCAAGGCGGTTGTCTATGTCGTTGGTGATTTCCTGCACGTTGGTGTCGAGAAACAATGCCAGAGCGTCACGCACGTTGCCGCACGCCGTGATAAGGTCGGCAAACAGACTGCCCACCATTTCCACCGTCACGCTCTTTGTCACCACAGCGTCGCGTATGTCACGCGCCCGCTTTTCCAGTGCGGAGGTGTCTATCTCCGCCACCTTGTTTTCTGTCAGTTTTACCATTATGCAAATGTATCATCAAATTGGTTGCAGAATATGCGGACGAGCGTCTGCCCGCTCTCGCTTGTCACGTCCTTGCCCTCACTGAGCTGCTGTTGTACTTTCTTGATGCGGTTCACCTCTATGGTGTCGGCGGCGGTGTCCTTTCTGATGTGGGTGCCGCTGTCGAACTGTGAGCCGATGCCTGAGAGCTGCCAGCCCTTTACCTGCGTCGCCTCGTCCACGATGAGCCAGTCGCGCCATGGGCGTGGCGGTATGATGCAGCCGCCTATATATCTGGCGGTGGCTTGCAGCAGGACGTTTGTCTCCTTGGCCGATATGTCGGTCGCTGGCTCTATGCCTTGCGCCGCGTATGTCTTTTGCACCTGAGCGTCCACAGTGTCGGCCAGCTCCCAGTCGAGCGTCTGCCCGTCTTCCAGCCGCGCCGTGATGCTGATGCCGTTGCGCTCTGCCAGCGCGAAGATGCCCTCCACGCCGCCCAGATATTCCACGGCGATGTCCGCGAGGCTCTGTCTGTCCTTTACTGCTATCTGCATGGTGTCTTTATTTTATGTTTACCGTGCCGTCTGCGTCCACCGTTATGCGGGTGATGTCCACGCCTGCGGCCTTTATCATTTTCTTTGTCTCCTGCGGCCAGAACACGTCACGCTGCCCGCCCAGCATCTGACGCACCGCCGCACCTATAAGGGGGCGCTCCTTGAACTCGCCGCGCTGTGCCAGCAGCACCGCCTCGATGGTCTGAGCGTCGCAGTCGGTAACTACTGCCGACTTGCGCTCCACAAGCAGGTCGCCCGTCTCTATGTCTGTTTGCAGTCCTTTCATTGCTTCACCTTTTCATTCTCGTAGTCACCGCGCTTGCTCTCAGTAAGTCGGCTTCCTGCCCAGCTTGCCACGCCAGTCTTCAGCTTCGCGCCGCCGTCCTGCGGTACGGGTGTCCAGCTCGTGAAAGCCTGCTTGAGCTTGTTTATGTCCTTTTCTATGAGGTTCAGCCGCGTGGTGATGTCTTCCACCTTTACCATGCCGCCGAGCTTTCCGCCGTTCATGGTCACTCCGTTCTCGTCCACCACCACGCTGGCGGTGTCCGTGTCCTTGATGACCACCTGCACCTCCTCGATGTCGTCGCACAGTATTACCATGCCCGCGGCACCGTCGGCCACATAGCCTACCATTACAAAGCTGTCCTTGCGTGGTATCTGTACCACACCCACCGTACTGCCTTGGTTGGCTTGCAGGTTCACACCCAGCAGCGGCGCGTCCTCATTGAGCGGCTGCACGTCCACGGTGCGGGCTTCCTTGTCAACTGCCGTAACGGTGCCGACCGTGAAGCCTGTGCCGTTTCCGCCTTGCGTGGCGAGCTGCTTTATCATTGTCGCGATGTTCATGCTTTTACTCCGCTACTCTCTGCCCTAACGTTATTTCTTGCCGATAACCGCCAGAGCCGTATTTAATGACATTCTTTTTTACTTGATATATACCCATTGGCGTGCCGTCTATCTTGATGCCCACCGTGTCGAGTTTGTCTGCCAGCTTGTAGCCGAATGTCGTCAGGCTACCTTTGAGGCCGTCGCGTTTCAGGCGTTTAATCTCCTGCTCCGCCCATGCCTTTAGCTGGCTTTCGGTCTTGTTGTAGGTGGTGAGTGTGCGGCGTTCTCCGTCTGCGTCGCCTACCTCCACTTTTATTTTCTTGTTGTCGGGCATGATGCTCACGGCTTTCACGTTCAGCCGCATGGTGTCGGCTTTCTGCTGTTCGAGGCTCTGGTCGTTTATGATGTTCACGCCTGTGGCGAACACCTGCGTGGCGTTTGTACCATGGTCGAAAATTACACCAGCGTAAAGTACAGGCTTCCCGTCCTCATAGCGGAAGAATGAGCGGATGCCGCTTTCTTGCAGTTTGCCCAGCAGACTGGCCACGGTGTCGGATGTCACACGGTATGCGCCTAAAGTCTGCTCGCCCATGACCTTGATGTCGGCAAGCCCCTGGTCTTTCAGCAGCTGTTCCACGGTCACGCTCTTGTATGCCTTTTTGACGGCTGGCATTTGTTTTAGCCTGAACATTTCATCCTCGCAGTCAAGCACCACGGGCGTTTTGAACCCTACCTCCTTTATATAGCCGACAAAAGCCAGTTCGTTGCTGTCGTCGTAGCCGAGCCACACCTTTACAGCGTCACCGCGTTTTACGGGGATTTCCGTCTCACCGTCCCACTTTAGTTTTTTGGGCAGGGTGATTTTGCAGAGGTCGGTCAGCTTTTCCGTGTCACGGGTGATTTCCACCTCCGTGACAAAATCGAGCTGCCATGTCTTTGCACCCGTTATCTCTATTTTTGCCGTCAGTCTGTACATGGTTCAAATACCGTTTAATGGGTTGTTAAATGCCGTTTAACCGTTTATTTATATTCGGTGCTGTACACATTATAGTCTCCGTCCGAAAGCAGGGACAATTCTATGGGCTGGTAGTTGCTTTCCGTCGCCTGTGTTACTGAAAAGTTCTGCACCACCACTTTACTGATGTCGAAAAGTTCCAGAAACTCTGAATGTACATATATGGTTTCTTTCACGTCGAAGAACTGCCGCAGCTGCGTGATGCCGTCGGATGGGTATTCGTCCACGATTTTGCCGTCTCTGAGTGCCTGCACGCCCACTATGAGGTTGATGCCATAGTCACCGTCGTTGATATATTCCTTTACCGTGCCGTCCATACCCACCAGCGGCGTGGTAACGATGTTCTTGCGCTTGGATATGGCGGCTATCGCGTCGTTGATGGTCAGCTCTTCGCCGCTCTCTTTCCTGAATGTGAGTTCACAAAGCGCATAGCGGTCAGCCCAGAAACTCTTGTCTGTGTAGGGGCTTGCCACCTCTGCCGCTTCTATGTTACCGCCTGCACCGTCCCAGTTAGGCGATGCGGTTGTGCGCGATGGCTTGAAGCGGTAGAGGTAGCCTTTTAGCTGTGTTGCGGCGGATGCGGCCACAAATTTGAAACTGATTGGTAACATTTGCTTTTACTCCATTGCTAAGTTCGTATCGTTGAGGGCAGAAAGCAGGGCTTGCGCCACAACGTCCTTCACTCGTTCCGCGCTTTCTTGCAGGTTCGCGGTGTGTATCTCCAGACGCTCCACGAGTTTGTCCACATGGATGCTCACATTCTTTATCTTGCCGCCGCTGTCGCTGCTGCCGCCCGTCTTCTTGCTGGCAGTCGCGCCTGCCGTGCCACTTGTCACGTCTGGTACGGTCGGGGTGGGTACTTCGGGAATGGTCACGCCTGCTGTGGCTGCCGACTTGCCCTGTTTCTTGGTGCTCTTTTTAGCATTGCTTTTCTCGCCAGCTTTCATTTCTGCGGTGTATGCGTCGTTGAAAGCCTTGCCCACTTCCTTGCCGTAGTCGCCGTATGCGCCTTTCAGTTTGTTCAGTGCTGCCGTGATGCCGCCAGCGTCGAGCTTGAAGGCTGCCTTTATAAGGTCGCCTATCGCCCCGAAGGTCTGCTTGGCCAGATTGCCGATACCTAAGAAAACGGCTTTGAAAGCCGCCCACAGTCCTTTCAGTACCGCACGGAACTTCACCGAGGTGTTCCAGAAATAAACGCCCACGGCGATGAGCGCGGCGATGGCCGCAGCTATCCAGCCTATTATCGGGATGTTCATTATGGCAATACCCACAGCCCTGCACGCAGAGACTGCCGAGAGCTTGAACGCGCCGAAGCTCACCGAGGCGATGCCTGCAAAGGTGGCGGACGCACCGCCTGTGGTGATAAGAGAAAGCAGGAACGCACCCAATGCCTTGATGCCCGACCAGATGCCTGCCGTAGAGAAACGGAGCAGGGCTATGGTGCAGCGGCCTATGTTCCCGATGAAGCCCAAAGATATGCCGTTGGCCAAAGCCGTGCGGCTGCCCATAAGCGTGATGCTTATTGCTGCCGTGCGTGCCATGGTGGCGACGCGACCGAGAGCTGCGGCATAGTTTAGGCTCATGGCAAGCCTTACGCCTTTATATATACCAATAAAAACAGGTGTAAGCTGTGATAATGGCGCGGCTGCACTTGCCGCAACCCCAACCCATGCAAAGACACCGCCTGTAAGCTGTGTAAAGCTGATTTTTATGTCCTCTATCTGCTGGCGGAAACGGGCACGTTTCTCTGCGGTACTCTCCATAACGGTGGCGGCCTGCTCCTCTGCGCTGTTTGTGCCCGTTACGGCTTCGGTAAACTGTCCCAGCTGCTCAGTACCCTGCACGAGGGCGCGCGCCGCGTTGGCGTTCTCCATGCCGAACAGCTTGCTGAACAGTGCCGAGTCGTTAAGCACTGGCTTCAACAGTTCGAGCCGCTCTTTCAGGCTCTTGCTCTTGTCGCCTAATGCCAGTACGTCGATGCCTGCCCGTTCCAGTTCCTCGCGCGTGTCCTTGGGCAGGAAGCGGCCTTGTGAGAGTATAGAGAGGGTGTTGCGCAAAGCCACACCGCCCTCGCTGCCTTTCTTGCCTGCCTTGTCGAGCACCTGAATGGCTGCGTTCGTTTCCTCAAAGCTCACGTTTGCTGCCTTTGATGCCATACCGCATTGCTCCAGCGCAGCCTTGATGGCTGGAAGTTCCGCGCTACCCGCCTGTCCTGCCGCTGCCATGACATTCATCATTTCGGCCATTTTGCGGCTCGCCTCCATAGGGTCGGCGAGGCTCACACCGTACTGGTTCATGGCTGTGGTCAGTACTTCAGCGGCTGCCGTTCCGTCGTTACCCATTAACTTGCTGGTCGTCTGGATAGCGTCGCCCATGGCTTTAAGCGCGGCGGGGCATTTGCCAAGTTCAGGCGAGAGTTGGGAAAGGATTAGTTTGTAGCCTTGTACAGCTACGCTTGCATCCGTACCGAAAGCCTTTGCCGAGCTTCTTGCGTACCCCTCTATGGTTTTCAGTCCATCGCCCGTCACGCCTGCCACTGCCGAAAGGTCGTGCATCTGGCTGTCGAGAGTTACCGCACCAGACCCGATGTCCTTTAATACGCCCGAAACGTTTTGCAAATAGTCAGAAGCCAAATTGAGCTTTGCAAGTCTGCCAGCCCATTTCTCGCATACCTCGCAAACGTCTTCCGCTTTCTTTGTGAAAGTTTCGGCATTTTGCGACATTTGGCTTATGTTCTGCGAAAAATTGCCGCTTATGTTAAAATTATAGACGAACTGTTGCATATCTCATTTTATTTTCTTACATTTGCTGCACAGTAAAACATAACACTATGGTAGAAGCAATTTTTTTATTTTTGGCTAAGGTGGTGACAGTGATTATTTGCGCTGGTTTCCTCGTTTTGCCGTTATATCTCATTGCCACTTTGTTTTACGCAATTTACAAGGACTGTCGTTGCCCGAATAAAGCCAAAAGCACGCGCGATAAAATCTCAGCGTGATTTTTCATCCTCATTTCTTCCAGCCACAAAGCCTCTGCGTACCATTGTGCGAAGTCGTCGCCGCTCCCTGCTGTCGGGTCGATGTGTAGATTTGAACGGATGAGCGCACAGGCTTTTATAAACCCGTCCTTGTCTTCCTCTCCCTCTGGCACGTCAACCCTCAGCAGGTGCGACGTTATACGTTTTTTAGGCTGGCGGCTGCTCCCATCAGCATGGTGTTGAGCTGTGCCATGGTAGGCACGAACAGAACAGGGTCGGTGCGCATGAACTCGCTACCGCCGAGCCAGCATCCGTCAAAGAGGATTGTGCCAGCCTTTGCCTCGTCTGTCTTCGCCACCTTGGTACTGGCGGCCATTACCTCCATGCTTGGGCGTTTGAAGTAACCGACATGCTTTTCGCCGTCGTCTTCCACCTCGATGCGTGCGACCTTGCGGTGCTGACCTTTCCAGAGTTTTATCTGCTGCTCAGTAACGCCGCCGTCAAATACCTGTATTTCTGTTTTCTTTTCTGCCATAGTCTTAATGGTGTTTAATCTGTTGTTTAATACTGTTTAAGCGTTTATTACTTGTTATGCCATTCGATGTGCGACATAACGAGGTCGAGGTCAACTGTCTTGCCTGTGTCGCCCTCTGACCAGCCGCGCCCGTTCTTCTTGAAAAGGCAGTTGCGCAGCTTGTCTATAACGGGCAGACCTTGTGCAGGCAGATAGCTCACCGTAATGTTAAAGGGGGCGATGTCCTGCAACCTGCCGCTTGGGGCTTGTCGCTGTATGGCCACGGCCTCCTCGTGGTAGAGCGTTATTTTTCCCGTGCAGGTGATGCGTCCCTTGCCGTAGCCAACGGGGTAACGGCCTGCACCATATTTCGGGTCGACCTGCTGCTCGTCGTTGTACTCCACGCCTGTAATGCCCGTAATTGGCACGCCTGCGATTGTCACCACGATGTCAGCCCAGCCCACCAACTCGCCGTTTACATACGGCATACCGTTCTGTATCTGTACTTTCATTATTCAAGTGATTTCACAAAACCGATTTTTACTTTGAACTTTCTCACCACACCCACAGGCACGTTCTTGATAGTCACCTCGATGGTGCCTGTGCTCAGCACGTCCTGCTCCGCGTCTATCTCTGCTTTGTAGCCGCTCAGCTCGCCTGCCTTTTCCATTTCCTCCAGCGGTATGTTGGCCGTTGTCTCAAGGTGGCTTACGGTGTAGCTTTGCAGCTTGCCCGTGTCAGGGTCGATATACACGTTGCCGCCCAGTTCGGGGGTCAGGTAGGTGCGGATGCCGCGCACGGCCTTGTCCATGGTGCGCACGTTTTCGATGGCGGCATAGTCGCTGGTGGGGCTGTCCATGGTGTGACTGTCATTCCAGTAGCTGCCAGCCACACCCACCACGTTGTTAAGGAACAGATAGCGGTTTGTGTCGAGCTTCTCCAGCTCGCCCTTGTCTATGGTGCGTACCAGCGTGCCGTCTCCGAGTGCTGGCATACTGATACCAGACGGGAAGTTCTTGACCCATGCGATACACTGGTGTACGGCTGCTTTCGAGAGTGTGCCGAGTGCCACGCCGATGGCCGACACAGTGGCCTTGGCCTTGTTGTCCTTGCTCTTGTAGAGTTCCGCGCCCGTGCCGCTGCCTGCCTGAGCGATAACCACGCTTACACGCGGGTTGTTTGTTGCGAGGTTGCTTGGCAGGTTCTTGTAATTGCTCACCAGTGGCGCGTAAAGCGTCGAGAGCGGTGCATTCTCCGTATCGAGACTGTCGGCCACAGCCTCCAGCTTCACGATATTGTCAGCTGTCGGTGCGGTGTCACCGTTCCAGATGGCCATTTGTCGGATGGCTCCCTCCGCATAGTTCTGCACCGTTTTTAGCTCCTGAAATGTCATGCTCTCTGGTTTTGAGAACAGACCCACGTAAAGCGTGATGCTTGGATTTATGCGGAACACATCTTCGAGCTGGTAGTGCAGCATCTTCACGCTCCATGCCGTTGCGTCTGCTGTAATGCCCAGTTCTTCGGCCTTGTCTATGGTGCTGACGGCTTGCACTGGCTCCGCCTTGAAAGCGGCGGGAATGTCGGCTTCCAGCAGATAGGCCACAAATCCGCTCACATGGTCTTGGCCGTTTTGTGACTTCGGCACGTTGCCATTCTGGCGCACGATTGTTAAACTTGTTGCCATTGTTATTTACTTTTGTTTCGTTTATATTTGATGATGCCCACGGCTGCGCTTGTGACAAGCAGGACGCACAGTAGCCCGCATTTCCATGAAGTGAATATCGTGTGTGCGGGCTTTACTGTCTCTTTTGTCTTGCTGTCGCTTGTGGTGGCCTTGGTGCCCTTGTCAGTGGTCTGCCGCTCCACTTCGGTATCGGTACGCTGCTGGCTTTGTTCCGCAGTGCTGTCCTTGCTCTGCACGTTCTTTCGGTGCTTTACCTTGGCTTTCACGGGCGGCAGTCCTGTCTGGCTGTCGGGCGGTTGCGATGTGTCGAAAATTATAACGTCCGTTTCGCTCTGGCTGTTCTGCTCGTGCAGGGTGGTAAGCCTCTTGCTTATCTCCACCCTCACCATGCTGTCGAGCCGCTGCTGGTAGTCGTTATTTTCCTGCGTTGTCGCTCTCTGTTCCGTTGTCGCGCTCTTCGAGCTTTTGCAGCTGGCGAGAAACGGGGCAGTTATCAGCATGAGCGCAAGAAGGTATTTTCTCCACTGCTTTTCTGAATTTATCCACGTCACGGCGTAAACTGTTTATTTCTTTCTTTAGCGGCGTAACAATACCCTCAACCAGTATGTCGTTAGCCTTGCGCACGTTTTCCAGTTCACTGTCTTTTACGCCAGCGAGTTTCTTCTGTACCTCTGCCCGCAGGCCGTCAATTTCTGTCTTGTACTTCTGCCCTTGAAGCTTTGCCCCCAACCATGCGCCCAAAGGCGCGCTAATGGTAGCCGTAAGCGAAGACACGATAAGGGTAATTATTTCGCTGCTCATTCATTTTTTATTGTTTGATACCTATTTCTTTCAGCCATGCCGCCACGTCAAACGATGGGCACGCTTTGGCCTTGTTTAGTTGATGGTGTCCGACGATCAATACTTCGGGGTGCTTCTTGTGGAAGTTCAGGACATAACGCTTCAAGGCTGCTTTCTGTGCCTCTGTGCGGGTGTCCTGCGGGGTCTTGCCGTCGGCTGCACAGCCTCCAGCATACACAATGTGTCGGCTTACCGAGTTGAAGCCTGCCGCCCCGTTGGTTATCTCCCAGCTGTCCACCCACTCGTCCTCGTTGTTGGCCACGAGCCGCTCCACACTGCCGTCCAAATGGAAAAGGTCGGTATATCCTACCTGTTTCCACCCGCGACCCACAGGCGGCGGCGAGGTGTGCCAGCGGCGTATTTCCGCTGCCGTCACCTCACGGCCTGCCTTTGTGGCTGTGCAGTGAATGACTAAATACTTCTGTTTCTGTGCCATTCAGTTAGCGGGGATTTATTGTCAGGATGCCTTTGCACTCACCACGGCTGCACGGGTGCAGTCGCCTTTGAGTGGCAGGGCGATATTCCATTTGCGGAAGTTTACGAGGTTGCGGTGGTAGAGCGGGTCGTTCGCCGCGTCCTGATGATAGAACTGCACCGAGCCGTTTGCTTTCATCATGTTGTTTACACGGAAAGCGACCGATGCCTGCATGTCCGTGGCTGCTGGTGCCTTGCCAAATACGATTTTGTTCAGCGTGGTGGCATTGTAGTAAGGGCATTTGTTGTACTCGTAGATGTCGAAGCCGTACAAACGGGTGATTTTACCCTCCGTGTCATTGATGTTGTAATGCTCCGCATAGTTCTTCGAGGTCTCCAGCAAGTCATTACTGTGGTCGGGGCAAAGCACGAGAACACGACCGTCCTGTGGCATTTTCATATTGTCACACTGGCGTTTCAGTTCGATGAGGTCGGCTACAGTGAACTTCTTTCTACCGTTCACGGCCTCGCCCGTGGTGGTGATAACAGGGGTTTTCTTTTCCTTGTTGCCGTCTGGTGCATAGGCGTGGATGGCCTTTTCCCATGTGGTCTCCTTTAAGGCTTCACGGTGACGCTCCTGCACGCTGCCCATTTTGTCGTAACTTACGGCATGAAGCTCGTCATCGGTCACGGGGGTGGCCTCAGTGTCGAAATAGTCGAGGCTCACGGGCTTGTCTGCGTCGTCCAGCTTGGTGATGTTGAGCGGGTAGGTCTTGTTATTGACCAGCACAGTAGGGTCACCGCCGATTTCCGTAAAGTGGATAACGTCATTTTTCACATACTGGTCGTATGAGCGTACACGGTCATACCAGCCTACCGCTGTGGGTGGCGTGCGGAATGCCTTAATCATTTCGCCTGTCCACACCTCTGTCAGCACGCCAGCGCGCGCCACGTTCTTGGGAAGATGGGGAAGCAGGAAAATAGCCACAAGGTTGGCTACCACTGCGCCCTTCCATGCCGAGAAGCCGAATACTGCGGCGATGGCCGCGCCTACGGCTGCATTAACCAGTAAGGCCACCAACACGGTGGTTGCTACTGTAAGGAATTGTAATGTCTTGAACTTCATTTGCTTGTTTATTTGCTGTTTAATATGGTGTTTAATGCTGTTTACTGCACCTTTTAGTCTTCCAGTTTCGGGCAGTCGATGCCGTACTCTGCCTTGTAAAGGCGCATATACTCGTTTGGGTTGTCCTTGCGCAGCTTGCTCACTTTGTCGGCTGGCACCTCCGAGAGCTTGGCAAAGGTCGCCTGCTCAGGCTGGCCTTGTGGCGCGTCCTTGGTGGTGTCTATCACGTCGGTAGGCTTGCGCGCGGGCTGCATAAGCTCAAGCGTCTGGCGTAGAGCGTCCGCGCCTGATGTCTTGCCCAGATTGATAAAGAACTCCTTGCGGTCGGCTGTAATGCGTCTTTCGGTAATTGCTGCGTCCACCTGTGCCGTGATGGCGGCGAGGGTGAGCGTTTCCGCATTGTCGGCCTTTGACTTCAACGCCGTAACAGCGGCGTGTACCTGCTCCTCCGTTGCGGTCTCAGCCAAGCCGAGGAGCAAAAATGTTTCTTTCTTCATGTTTTTACTGTTTGTATTTTCGTTTGACTGTGCCGCAGCCTCTGGCCTTGGCGTTTCTTCTGGTTTTGAGAGCTTCACCAGCGGCAAAAGGTCGCAGTCCTGACCTGCCGCCAGTTCCAGCAGTTTGCCGCCGCCGTAGAGTTTCAGGGCTTCATCGTTTGCGCCTATGTCCACAATGCTGACCTCCACAAGTTTTGAGGCGGTGGCAGTGGCGCGTGTCTGACCCTGCACGAGCATGGACGGGTCGGTGCTGTACTCCAGTATTTCGATGCCTGCCGAACACATGTTCAGATAGCCGTCCTCCCATTTTGTCGCTATTTTCTTGGCGAACTCGTCTTTTTCGTCAAACTTCGGTGTGCCTATCAGGCGGTCGCCGTCCACACGCAGGTTTTCCATTCTGCCGATGGGCATGTTGTCACCGCCACGGCGGTGCATCCACAGCAGAACGGGGTTTCTGCAATATTGCGAGGTGTCCAGCCCTGCCGTCATTACACGGCTGCCGTAGCTGTTCAGCCCGCTGGTGCTTATTACTACTTCTTTTGGCATTGTATATTTGTTTTGCTTTGTTCTACTTAAATAAGGCGGCGGACTTCACAGCTGGCCGCCTTTGAAATTCGTACTCCTGAAAAATCAATCCAATAACCTTAAAAATCTACTATATGACAAAAACTAATCCTATGGTGTTGCGGTGGCAGGACTCGAACCTGCAACCTTTGGGGAATGAACCCAACGAGCTGCCATTGCTCTACACCGCGATGTAACACGCTGGCAAAAGTCGCAAAATCCGTCCGCCGCCACAAAAAGAGTGTCGAAGTTTGACACTCTTTTTTCATTTCAGCCCGAAAATGGGGACTTTTGCACTCGTATTACGCCGATAACCACCTCTTTGGCGGTGTGTCGGCGTTTCGTTTTATGTATCACGCTAAAAGCATTAAACTTATGAATGAGCACAAAGAAAGAACTTGAGGACAAGAAGGACTACGCCCGACTCCTCTACATGCAGGGCGAACAGCAGAAGACCATTGCCGAAAAGGCGGGGGTCTCGCCTCAGACCGTCACAAAGTGGGTAAATACTGGCAACTGGTCAGAACAACGCGCCGCGCAGAATATCACACGCCCCGAACTTGTTAATAAGCTGCTGCGCACGGTCGACAAAATGATAGAGGCGGTAAATACCAGCGAAGACCCAGACGCGGCCAACGGCTTGGGCGACAAGCTGGCAAAGTTCGCCGCTACAATAGAAAAGCTCGACAAGCACACCAGCATCGTGGATGTTATTGAGGTGTTTATGGCTTTCGGTAAATGGCTGCAATATCAGGCGCAGTACGACGAGGACATTACGCCCGAACTGTTGAAGACAATAAACAAGTACCACAACCAATATATAAACTACCTCATGCAGAACAAACTAATTAAGTAGCCATGCCAAATTACGACAAACTTACGCCGAAAGAGGCGTTACAGCAGTGGAAGGCGCATTGCGAGACAGTGCAGGAAGCCACCACCGTGGATGCACACGAGACGGACGCGCAGAAGAAACAGCGCATTAAACGCCTGCTTTCAGATTATGGCGCGTTTGTCGACTATTATTTCCCGCACTACACCACCAACCCGCAGACGGGCAGACAAACTCCCTGCGCCCCGTTCCACCTCAAAGCGGCAAAGCAAATCATTTCAGACCGAAATGTAAAGGCGGTTTTCAAATGGCATAGAGGCGCGGCAAAATCCACGCATTTGGACATTTTCATCCCTATGTGGCTAAAGGCGCAGATTTACGGCGGTGCAGAGCTTCGCCAGTTTTGGGTCATGGTCTTGGTGGGAAAGTCTCAGGACAACGCAAATACGCTGCTGGCCGACTTGCAGGCGGAATTGCAATACAACAAGCGGTATGCCGCCGACTTCGGCGAACAGTATAACAACGGCACATGGGAGGAGGGTTCTTTCGTCACAAAAGACGGTACGGCCTTTTTCGCCCGTGGTCGTGGACAGTCGCCCCGTGGTCTTCGTTATCGCTCCCACCGTCCTGACTACATTGTCATTGACGACTTGGACGATGACGAGCTTTGCGAAAACCCTGCCCGTGTGTCACGCCTCACCGATTGGGTGAAGGAGGCTCTTTTCGGTGCCTTGGATGGTGGCCGTGGCCGCTTCATCATGGTGGGCAACCTCATAGCAAAGAACTCCGTACTGGCGAATATATGTGCCATTAAGTCCGTTAAGGTTTCGCAGGTCGATATTCTGGACAGGGAGGGGCACGTGTCATGGGCGGCGAAGTGGACACGCGAAGAGGTGCAGGCCATTGAGGATTTCGAGGGCTACCGCTCCTTTCAGAAAGAGTACATGAACAACCCGATTGTCGAGGGTGCCGTCTTCCGTCAGGACTGGATAAAGTGGGCAAAGCGGCCAGCGTGGCGCGACTTCACGGAAATTGTGCTGTATATCGACCCCTCGTGGAAGTCAAGCGCAAAAAACGACTACAAAGCCGCAAAGCTGTGGGCTAAGGATAAAGCAACACGCCTCTGGCACTTGCGGGCTTTCGTGCGTCAGGCCACCATTGCCGAAATGGTACGCTGGTGCTATGACCTCTACGAGTGGGCGCAGCAGACAGGCATTGCCGTAAAGTTCTATATGGAAGCCAACTTCATGCAGGATAACATCTTGCAGGACTTCGCCAGCGAGGGAGTACTGCGCGGCTTTCAGCTGCCCATTATTCCAGACAAGCGAAAGAAGCCCGACAAGTTCCAGCGTATCGAGAGCGTCGCCCCTCTGTGGGAACGTGGCTTTGTCTTTTACGACGAGAGCCAAAAGGACGACCCCGACATGGTGCGTGCCGTTGATTTCACGCTGGCCTTTCAGAAAGGTATGCGCGGCCACGATGATGCGCCCGACGCAGACGAGGGGGCTATCTATCTGCTGCAAAAACATTCGAGCATTTCAAGTTTCACGCCGTCTTTCGGCAAACGTCGGTCGGCTAAAAATATAACATGGTAATGAATAAAGTAAAGCATTTTATCCGCGCCGTGGTCTTTGACCTCCGCGCACGTCGAGCCATTCGTAAGGCTCAGCGCAGTGCAAACCTGCACCGCCGCAAATTCTTGGTGCTTGTATGGAACGGACGTCCGCGTGTCGTGTCCATGCAGGGTGTTAAAAAGCTGATACGCCAGCACCGTTTTTCAAAGGGTTTCACCGCAGAGACGGCACGAAAGGTTGCCATGTTCGAGGCTGTGCCGCAGCCATTGGACAAGTGCCGCCGCTGTTCTTTTTCTTTCCGTAAGCGCGATGTTTCTAAACGATGATGATTACAAGGCGGTGTGCGATGATTTCGAGTTTGAGACGTTGCAAGCCAACACCGACCTCAGACTGACCGCCGAGCGTGCGGCACAGGAACAGATAAGCAGCTACACGCGCCACCGTTACGATATGGCGCGGGCGTTCCGTCAGACTGGTGCAGACCGCAACCCGCAGCTGGTGCAGTGCTGTGTCAATATAGCCCTGTGGCTAATGGTTCACCGCCTGCCGCAGAATATGGGCATAGAGCGGCGCGAAAGCCTGTATAACGAGAGTATAAAGTGGCTGCGTGACGTGCAAGCGTCGAAAGCCTCGCCCGACTTCCCCACCTATATGGGCGTTGACGGCGACACAGACGCTAACAACCCAGTAAAATGGGGAAGCCAGAAGAAGACGCGTCCTACTTGGTAAACAGATTAAACGCCGTTTAATGGGCTTTCAAAGGCTCATTAAACGGCGTTGAACACTTTATTTAACAGCATAAAGCAATGGATTTTTTAAGCAGAATTAAAACGGCCTATGCCGCCGTAACGGGCGAGCAGATATATTCACGCTACGACATGCAGCGGCTCGCAAAGTTTGCACGTTCAAAGCAGGGCTTGCGCCTTACTGCGCAGCTCTTGCAGCAGACCGACACGCTCACGAAAAAGGATGTGGGCATGTGGAGGCAGGCATGGCAGATGGCCATAAATGTAGATAACCCACAGCGCGCCCTGCTCTACGACATTTACACGGACAACCTCATTGACCTGCACCTACAGGGCTGTATCTCGCAGCGTGTGGGAATGGTCAAGCGCAACAAGTACCGACTTGTGGGAAAAGACGGCAAAGAAGACGAAAAGGCCACCGACCTGCTCCGCAAGGAATGGTTCGACGACTATTGTACGCACGTCCTCTTTTCACGCTATTGGGGACACTCGCTTATACAGTTCGGCGATGTGGTCAAGACTTCCGACGGCATGAAGTTCGACGGTGTGGAACTTGTGCCGCGCAAACACGTATGCCCTGAGCATGGCGTGCTGCTCAAAACAGTAGGCGAAGACTGGCACTGTGGCATTCCATACCGAGAGGGCGAGTTCTCACAGTGGTGTCTGGAAGCTGGTGGCAAAACAGACCTTGGTCTCCTCCTTTCATGCTCGCCCCAGTGTATCAGCAAACGCAATATGCTTGGCTTTTGGGACATGTTCGGCGAAATATTCGGTGCGCCCATGCGTATAGCCAAAGCCACCACGACCGACGACAAAGAACGTGCAAAAATCGAGAATGCGCTGGAAAACATGGGGTCTGCCTTTTGGGGACTGTTCCCAGACGGCACGGATATAGAGATAAAGGAAACAAGCCGCGGTGATGCCTACAACGTCTTCGACCGACGCATTGACCGCTGTAACTCCGAAATGTCAAAGGGTATCCTCAACCAGACTATGACCATAGACAGTGGCAGTAGCCTTTCTCAGTCTGAAACTCACCTCGAAGTCTTCGAGAATGTGGTGGAAGACGACAAGACCATGCTGGCATACAACATTAACGACAAGCTGATGCCGTTCATGCTCATGCACGGTTTCCCCGTGGGCGGCTTACGCTTTGAGTGGGACGATGCAGCCAGTTTCTCGCCTGCCGAGCAAAGGGAAATAGAACGCCTCCTGCTGGAATACTACGAGATAGACCCGCAGTATTTCATCGACAAATACAATGTGGGTATTACGGGCGTGCGTCAGGCAAAGACGCAGCCAGACAGTTTTTTCAGATAAGCCCCGCGCAGGCCGCAGACCTGCGCAGCTCTTACGGGGCGTTTCACTCTGCACTGCTCCAGCTCTACGAGGACGATGCCCTCACGCTGGCACACGGCGAGGGCGGCGAGGCTCCCGTGTTCGATGCGGCTCTTTTCGACGATGCCGCACAAATGGTATATGACGCTGGCGGCTTTGATGTCTCGCAGCTCACCGACCCACGCGCCCGAAAGGTCATTGACGAGACGGCGCGCATTATCAACCGTGCCGTCGATTCTGCCGTGCCGCATGAAGTCCCCGAAACGCTGCGCTATGCGCTTGAAAACAACGGTTTCATCTTCTCTGGCTTGAAGACTTTCCACGCGCTCCGCGAGGTTGGGCTTTCCATGCTCGATGACCAGGGGAACGTGAAGCCTTTCGACGACTTCCGTAAAGACGTGCAGCAGATTAACAAGAACTATAATGTGAACTGGCTTAATGCTGAGTATAAGCACGCCCTTGGCTCTTCACTCATGGCTGTTAAGTGGAACGACCTGAAACAGGACACCGACCGCTATTTCCTCCAGTACCGCACGGCGCAGGACTCCCGTGTACGTCCAGACCATGCGGCTCTCGACGGCATTACGCTCCCTGCCGACGACCCGTTCTGGTCTAAATATTACCCGCCTAACGGGTGGGGCTGCCGTTGTCAGGCGGTGCAGGTGCGCCGCTCCAAATACCAACCTTCCGACCCGAAAGAGGCCATGAAGTTAGGCGACGAGGCCACCGAAACGCTCAAACAACAGATGTTCCGCTACAACGCTGGCACTGAAATGGCACTCTTTCCACCCAAGCACCCTTATTATAAGGCACCAGCAAAGGCAAAGAAAGTCATTAAGCAAATGAGCGAGGAAGAGCAAAAGGCCAAACGTGTGGCGGAACTTCGCGCACAGCTGCCTGATAACTTGACGGATGCAGAAAAAGACGCAAAGGCTCTGAATAACTACGAAATGGCAAAAGCCCTCAATATAACCGTGGGCAAACCTATGAGCGTGGAACAGGCAGACAAACAGCACGCAAACCCGAAACACGTTGAGAAGTTCATATTAGACCCCAAGGGGGCTTATGTGGATAAAGAGGGACGGCATTACAGAAAAAACCCCGATTACAGCGAGTCGAAAGATAAGCCGTACAACATTAACTGCCAAACCTGCACACCTGCTTATATGCTCCGCCTTATGGGCATTGATGTAACGGCTAAGGGTAACACCACAGGGTCGAAGCTTGAATATCTGAGTCGTGGTTACAACTGTTGGGAAGTGTGGAAAAACGCAGACGGAACACCAGCGACCTACACGAAAATAAACGACTGGCTCGCCTCTAAGAAGTACAAGCAAATGACACAGAAACGCTGGTTAGAGTTTTTCGACGAAACTTGTAAGGAGGAGGGGGTGTATGGTCTCAGTATTGGCTGGAAGTCTGGCGGCGGACACATGACGGTATTACAACGATTTAAGGACGGAACGCTCAAATATATAGAGCCACAGCACGACAACTCCGAGGGGTCAGGTCGTGAATGGGACGATATAAACAATTTGGCAAAAGAGGGAAAAGGTACTCAGCACGGCTGCCGAGGTATCATGCGAATAGATAACAAGCTATTCAATACCGATTTCATCGAGATTTTCGACGTACATGCCGATAAATTCAAAAGCAAGTGAGTCGGAAACTTCCAGTGCCTCACCGTTCTTGAACAAATAAACAACAGGATAACCAATGGTCGCGTCAGCAGGAAATGCAAAAAGCCACGCCTTTTGCCCCTCCACGTCACCGAGGTATTTTAGTCGGTTGCCGTAGCGGTCAATGAAAGGCTGTGCCTCTTTGATTACTGCTTGTGGTATTGTTTCCTGTTTCATGCCACAAAGATACGTTCTTTTACTCATAGTTCAATAAGTTATTAACAATAATTTCAACAATATGCCAAATATTCCAGACGGCAAACAGCTTGAAGCCAACATTCTAAAGGATATGCGTGTGGAACTTGCCGACGAGTTCGACAAGAACTTCCAGCGCAAAGCCTTTTTTACCGACGCATGGAAACCGCGCAAAGACCCGAAAGCTCTTGGCTCTCTCCTTGTGGTCACGGGTGCAATGCGGCGAAGCATCAAAAGCGAGGTCGTCGGCCATGGCGTGCGCTTTTCTTCTTCACTGCCCTACACAACGATCCATAACGAGGGCGGCAAAGGCACGCTCACGGTTAGGACGCATTACCGCACAAGCAAGAAAGGAAAACGCTATAAGGTTCGCGCCCATAAACGCCGTTTTAACATGCCGCAGCGTCAGTTCATAGGCGACGGTAAAGAAACGCAGCAGCTCATTAAAAACGTGATAGACGACAACCTTCAGCAGTTCAGCATGTCACTTGCACAATTCATAAGAAAAAGAAAATGAGAAAACAGATTTTTAAGGCTATCGCCCAGCGTATCGCCGAGCGTTGCCCCGACATTAAGTTCATAGACCTGTGGAACGAACATGTGGTCGAAGTCGCCACCTCCGTGCCGTGGCCGCTCCCTGCCGTCTTTGTTGAGTTCGAGCCTTACGAGGTGCGCCAGCTCTCGCGATGGCAGAGAGAGGCCGACATTCCCGTGCGCCTCCATATTGTCACACGCTGGCAGGCTTACACCGCTGGCGCAGCCGACAAGCGCATTGACACAGCCCTTCAGTACTTCGACCTTATCGACCGCGTGAACGCTGCCATGCAGGGACTGAGCGGCACTGGCTTCACTGCCTTTCAGCTCACCGCCAGCGCGACAAACCACAACCACGGCGAACTGATGGAGAACATAGAGCGATGGCAAACCCGCGCCGTGGATGCCACAGCAGAGCGTCCGCAGCAAAGCGTCACGCTTTCAACCATGGAGATTATAGACCGCGTATAGACACACGAAAGGCTGCACCCCATTTCTGGCGGTGCAGCCTTTTGTGTCATTTGCCGTACACTGGCATATCGTCCCAAAATTCAAAGAGCGACTGCTCCAGTGCAGTGGGTGGCGGGGGCGGCGGTGTCGGTATGTCCAGATAACTGAGGAACGTGCGGTAACTCATAGGGTACAACGGGCACACATATCGCTGCCACACCGCCTTGTAACATTTGCTGTTGTTGCCTGCTTCATAGTAGCGGTCAACTATCGCGCGCACTTTTCTGATGCGCTCAAGTGTTGATTTGTGGTGTTTTCTTTGCATTGCCCGAAACAATTTGTTACCTTTGCCGACGCTTTATTAACAAATTCGGGGCGTGTTGCTTTTGTCTTCTTTCGGGAATGCATAGGTAGCACGCTTATTTTTTTACTTCTGCCTCTTCCTCTCCGTCGGTGTCCGCGTCTGTCACGCTCAGCGGTATAATGTGCCACTGTCCCTTCTTGTCTTTGTATTCGGCACGGATGAACTGGCGTGTCATGGTGGGCTGGTATGCCTCCTCGATGATTTTAACACCCTCCATGAACTTGTCGTCGTTGCTCTCCTCTGCCATTTTCCGAAGTTGCAGCACGCGGCTGGCTTTAAGGTTGCCCATACCGTCACGGCTCAGCAGGCGCATGATGGCGGACACGAGGCTCTTTGTCTTCTCGTCTGTGGCGAGGCTTTCGATGTACTGCTTCACCATGGCGATGCCGTCCTCCACCGTGTCGCGGTAGCCGTCTATGCAGTTGTAACCCAATGTCAGGCGCATGTTGCCGTCCGAATGGGTGAAGGTGTGTGTGCGCTGTGTGTCCTTGGTTATGCCCAGCACGTTGCTCTTGATGTCGAGCACCTGCGCAAAGTTCTGGTACACCTTGGATTTTACCACCTTGATGTTGTCGCTCAGACGGCGCAGCTCTGGTATGGCTGCCGCCACCTCCTCGTCCACCATTTTGGCATAAGTCTCGCGGTCAGCCTTGCGCTGTGCGGCTTCTGCCTCTTTCTTCTGCTTGGCCTGAAAAGCGGCAAACGCTTCGGCCTGTTCTGCGGTCATTTCGACCTTTACTTTCTTTTCGTTTTCCATTGTTCTAAATACTGTTTAATGGTTTATTAAATACTGTTTATTCGTCACTTTCATGCCAGTTGGCAACCTCTGCCTGATAGTCCGCCCATTCCGCCAGCTGCCGCATAAACTCCTCGTATTCCGTACCGCTCATTTCCACGGTCAGCTCACGGATGGCGTGTTGGGCTTTCTCCAGCTCCTTGCTCATAGCAGTTTCACTTGCTTTATTTCGTCCGTAGCATGCTCAAAGTCGCCGAGCAGCGCATAACCCGCTGCCTTGCTGACCATGCCCACAGCTATGATGATAATGCCAGTAATGGCAAACGGCGCATACACCAGCGCAATGCCCAAACACTTAAAATACTTTTTCATCCTGTCTTGTCGTTTAGATGTTATACAATGCCATGATTAACCCCACTTGAAGCAGCTGCCCGACGATGACGCCCAATAACGTGGCGGCGATGTCCAGCCAGTCAAACTGCCCGCCGTACATTTTGTCCTTGAACTCCATGCCGACTGCCAAACCAAGCACAAAAAGCTCCGTACCTACAAAGCCGCACGGTATCGCATAAGCGAAGTGCTTCATTCTGTTACTTTCCTTTAACCACATAAACCTTGTTTTTTTAAGTTCGTTATATATGTTTCCTTATGCCTCGCCCTGCGGCGAAAAACCGAACACACTGCCCATATCCACCACAGCCGTGTCCTGTTCTGCCGCGATGATGTCCACCGCCTCGCTGTCTTTCACCTTGTTGTTAAACAGCCCTATGAGGTTGCGCAGCCTTTCGCGCGGTATCTTGTTGAAGTCCGTGTGACCTGTCGCTCTGCACGCTATCGCCTTTATCACCGTGGCGTTGCTCTTGCGTCCTGTCTTTCTCAGGTAGCTGCCCACGGCGGCCATAACGCGCTTGCGCAGTTTGTCCATGTCGCCCGTTCCCTGCTTCTCGTTGGCCTGTGCCGAGAGCTTCGCGCAGATGTTCACAAGGTCGTGTGTGTCTATGTCCCTGCTGCTTTCCACACCGTAGCTCTCTGCAATGGCGGACTTTTCCTCTGCACTCAGTCCGAGCACAGTGCAGAGGGTGTGGTATTTCTTGAGCAGCCCTCTGTGTATTTCGTCCATTGTCTTGTTCTCTTTTGCCATAGCTTTATTTGTTTGTTATGTTTGCCCAGTATTCTGCCGCGCCTTGCTCCCAGATGATGAAGTCCGCGCCGCCCTCCTTTTTCTCTGCCACCTCATAGCGGGTGGTGGTAAACGCCTTGTAGCCCTCCACTCTTATTTTTATGTCTGCATCATAGCGCAGGTTCTGTGCGAGGCTGCCTTTCGGTTCGCCTTTACGCTCGTGGGCTATGAAGATGAACAGTTTGTCGGGGAACTGCTGGCGTAACTTCATGTAGTCGCTCATTTTGAACCCCAGCCAGTAATGCACGCTGTCTATTACGATGATGTCGGGGCTTTGCTTTTTCCTCAGCCTCGCCGTCAGGTCTTTCAGGCTCTCTTTGTCCAGCAGGATGATGCGTGTGCCCACTTCTTCCATGCCCACCCGCTCCCATGCCTTTTGCAGAGAGAGTGAAAGACCCTGCTCCAGCGAGTTGTATGCCACACGGCGAAAGCGCGTCAGGTATTTGCAAAGCTGCATCACAAACGTGGTCTTTCCGCAACCGCTGCCGCCGTATATCAGCCATTCGCCCCGAAGCTCTGGCCGCCCGAAGCTGGCGAGAAACGCACCGTCGAAGTCGGCCACGTCGAATTTTGCCTGCAAAACATTCTTGTTACTTATCGCCCTTGCCATGTCATTATAACGGTTTTATGTCCACTTTGGCAGTACCGCCAGCCTGCTGGATGCACCAGCTCGCGAATATCATGCCTTTTGCGTCTTCCTTGCCAAGTTCCATTATCAGCAATGTAAGCCCTTTTGTCTTCGCTCGCCTCACGGTCATGGCTACGGGCGCGTCCCTGTACAGCCATTCGTCCATGATGCGGGATACTATCTTTGAGGGTAGTCCTATGGTCACGCGCTGCGGTTTGTTCCAGCCTATCTCCTCGCCGTTCATACCCTGCCTCCTTTCTTGATTGTCCAGCACGCACGTTTCACGCGGCGCAGGTCGTTGTCTGAGTCCTTGATGATTGTGCCGATGTCTGCCGTACTGGTCACGCCGTTGGCTCTGCACACCGCCGCGATGTCCTCGTCGTTCACCACTTGCAGCTTCACGAACTTTCTGCCTATGCGGCTGTAAATCTCTTGGTAGCCTCTGCGGTTGAACCTTACGCCGCGTGTTATGCGCTTTTCCAGGAAGTTGGTGGCGCAAAGCACCAGACCGCACTGTCCTTCCAGCTGGTTGTACAGCGATATGAAAAAATAGAGCACTTGGTCGCTCAGCTTGTCGGCCTCGTCCAGCACCACAAGCGGCTTTTCCACCGTTTGCAGTTCTTCCACAATGGCGTCCATTTGCTCGCTCACCGTTCCTGCCATATCCTTGCCCAACGCACGCAGCAGCTTGGCGATAAACGTGCGCCTGTTCCAGTACTCTGAGCAGCAGAGGTGATAAGTGGCGGGATGCTGTGCCGTGTACTGCTTTATGGCCTCTGTCTTGCCGCAGCCTGCCTCACCTGTCACGGCCATGGCGAGGCTCTCGTTCTTCGCGCTTTCCAGAATGAAGCCCATACGCTCAAAGCCTCTGGTCGCCACCGTTACCCATGCCGTGCCGTCGTGGCCTGTCTGTGCCGCGATGCTGCGCCACATGTCGTCGCTTATTGTGTCCCAGTCATTGTTCAGCACCTTGCTCAGCGTGGCAGAGCTGATGCCCATGCTCTTTGCGGCTTTGTTCTGGCTGCCTTTCTGTGCGCAGTAACTTTTAAGGCGTTCTGCTATCTGTACCTTTTCGTCTTTTGTCATGTTGTATGCTTTTTATTCGTTATTTACTTGATGTTTAGAAAATGGAGTAGTCGTTCACTTCCTCCTGCTTCGGTGTAGGGGCTGGTGTGGGTGCCGTCACTTCCACCGCTATGGATTTGCCACTTTCCAACTCCAGACGTTTAGCCTCTCGTTGGTTCTTGTGTTGGCCTCTGCTATCACATAGGCACCAGCGGTTCAACTCGTTTGCTACTCGTGGGTCTTTGCGTCCCAGCTCTTCGCATATTTCCCATGTTCGGGCTAACTCTCCCGTTACGTGTTCTTCCAGTCGGTCGTTGAAGTCATGCACCTTTTGCAGTTCCAGCGCGTCGCCTACTGTGCGGTCGGCCAAAGCCATAGGCTGCACATACTTTTCTGTAAGCATATAGCGCAGCGTTCCGTCCTCATTAACAGCCAGCACCTCGCCCAAGTCGTTGGGGTCATACAGCACACGCCACTTCTCGCCAGCGTGCTGCCTGAATGTCAGGTCGAATGTGTCATATTCTCGTTTCAGTCCTAACAGCGTAGGGCGCAACCCACCGCCACAAATGGCGTTTGTCTGTCCCGTCGTGTCGCCGAAGTAAAGCAGGTAGTTTTCTTTCGTCAGCGGTAGCCGTCTTTCTGTGGGCAGTTTGCTCAGCAGCTGCATCATCTGTGCATGTTTCTTCTGTCGCTCTGCCGCAATCATGGCGTGGATTTGTGCCCTCACGCCCTGCTCGTCGGGGAACGTGTGGCGCAGCATGTTCAGAGCCTCGCTGTTCGGCTGTCGCTTGGGGTCTGTCGTTACGCCGTAGCCGCTCCAGTTGTTGCACCGCTTGCAATACGTTTTGTTCAGATACCCGAAATAAGGTTCCACCACTTTGGCCTTCGCGTTCTTCACTCTCGCAGGGGTCAGCTTGTCGCTCATGGCCAAATACAGCGGTGTCATGGCCTTTATGCCGTAGTGGTCGCATTGCAGCTGGTTTGCCCTCAGCATCTGCCCTGCCAGCTCCGCGCTGTGCTGTGCGGCGTTGCGCAGTGCCTCAGTTATCAGCGCAGGGGTCTCGTGCGTGCCTATGGCGTAGCCTATGGGGTAGTCGCAGCAGGGGTCGAGCACCACTTCCAGACACAGACGGTTTGAGTAGGTCGTCACGTGGTGGCCTTGCGCGTCTTCCTTTACGGTCTGGTAGAGCAGCTCGCAGTCCCAGCCGTCCAGCGTCCACATAAGGAACGCCGCGCTTGGTCTCCTGCGCTTCACCTGCATGCTCCTTTCATTTCTGAAATTCGTTGCGCCGCGTCTGCCCGCTGCCGTCACAAGGTCGAGTTTTTCTTTCCACACGCCCACCGTGCTGGCGGTTATCGCTGCCCAGCCCTGCATTTCTGCCACCTTGTTGTAATATTCGGCTATCATCACATTGTCAAGGTTGTTGTGGTGGGCTATCATCTGTGTAAGCACTGCCTCCTGCTGCTCGTCGGCCACCTTGGCGGCGTTCGTGTTCTGGAACTTCTTGCTGATGAACACCACAGCACCCTGCTTCTGGTATTCATTGAACTTCATGTGCAACCTCCTTGCGTTCTGTGGCAAAGAGTTCGGCCATGTGTCCGATATGCGCGGAAGTGCCGCAGCGGCTTTCTTCCAAAACTCGCCCAGCTTTATCTTGGCTTTGCTCTGACGTATGCGGTGGCTGTTCGCCCGCTCTATACACTCTCTGAAAGCGTTCATAATGGCGCAGTTGTTGGCATATTCCGCCTGCTTCTCGTTGCTCAGGTGCCTGCCGTCGGCCAACACATAGTCGGCGTAAAACTGCATGGCCTCACCGTCGGGCTGCACACTCTCCACGAAAGGTTTGCTTTCGGCCTTTTCCTGCAAGTCGGGGTAGCGTCTGTAAACTTCCGTTTTGTATTTTAAGGGCAGACTTTCCACGGCAAACAGCGCAGGAGTACCATTGCAGCCACGACGAACCTGCTGCACCTTACCTCTGCGAACCATTGCGTCAACGCATGGTTTAGACATAATGCCAGCTGTCAGCTCTGTGTGGCTTATACATAGCGTGTTACCGTAATACTCCATATTAAAGCCCTCCTGCAAATGTCTGTTCCACGTACAGCTGTTCAATGGTGCAGTGCTTCACCTCGCGGCGCACCGTGCCGTCCTTGTCAAACACCTGCACCGTACCCGTGTGCTTGTCGGCCTCCAGCATGGCACCGTTCTCAAAATACTGGCGCATATATCCGTCCTTGTCGTGGATGGTCTCCATGGCAGGGGTCAGCAAAAGCAGCACGCCACCCTTCTGCATGGCAAACTTACGTATGCGTAGGCTCAGGGGCGTGTCCAGAGCAAAGCTCAATGCACGCCAGATGGCCATGTCCGAACACTTGAAAGCTGCCTTTATCTCCTTGCGTGCTTCCTTTGTTATCTCAATCTGTTTTCTTGTTGCTTCCATTGTTATGATGTTTTAGTTGTTATTATAAGTTTTCTAATATGTAGTCACGTTCCATGTTGCTCAGCTTATAGCCTTCTTCTACGTCAATGAGCACCACCTGCATCAAACCCACCAAGTCAATGGCTGCCGTTTTCAGGTCGCCGTCGTCGTACTTGTCGGCTTTTGCCAGCAACATACGCGCAGCGGCTTCGGCTTTCTCTTCTGCCGCATCCACCTGCGCCTTCTTGCGGTCTCGCACTTCTTCCAGCGCACGCACGTGCTTCACAAGCTCGTCCACAATGTAGCACAGCTTGCCAGCGTTCCAAGCAGCACAAAACTCCTGCTTATCCATGCCACTGGCGGCCATGTACACCTTCTCGATTTCGGCATATTCCTCTGCCGTCACTTTCTTGCCCGTCAGGGCTTCAAATTCCTTTTGTAACATCGCTTTATTAACTTTTAATGGTGATTATTCGTGATTTTCGGCCTTTTTCACTATCTTTGGCCGCTGTGTTATTACTAACACGGTGCAAAGATATAGAAAGTTTTCAATACAACAAAACATTTAATTGAATTATTTCAAGATATGGGCGAGAATTTTATAGAAAGACTTCAATATTTCATGGAAAAGCAGGGAATAAACGACAATCAAATGACGATTGCCGCAGGGCTTTCTGTGGGACTATTGGGTAAATTGAAAAAGAGTGGTAAGGGTATGAGTTCGGTTAATATTGAAAAAATTCTATCTTCATATCCTAAGTTAAATGCAGATTGGCTACTAACTGGTAAAGGTGATATGCTAAAAGGTTCAGGAGTGGTGGCAGAACCGAGCAAAGACGGTACGGGCATACCACTCATACCAGTAGAGGCAATGGCTGGATATTTTGCAGGCGAGCAAACTGTGCTTTTGCAGGAATGTGACCGCTACGTCGTGCCTGCGTTCAGAAATGCCGACTTTCTTATCCATGTGCGGGGCGACTCAATGATACCCCACTATTATTCTGGCGATATGGTGGCGTGCAAAATGCTTTCGCTTACAGATATTTTCTTTCAGTGGGGCAAGGTCTATGTCATCAACACCGACCAAGGCGCGCTCATTAAAAAGGTAGAGCAGGGAACCACCGACGAGAGCATCACGCTCGTGTCAGAGAACGAGAAATACAAACCTTTCGAAATATCACGCCGTGGCATCTATCAGATAGCCATTGTAATAGGTGTTATCCGTGCTGAATAAAAAAACGAGGCTTATTTCGTCATTAAACACCCGTTAAACGCTCGCAAACCCCGATAAACAAAGGGTTTGCGCCATTTCTCGCCCCATGTGTTAAATGGTAATTAAAGGGGTGTTTTCTCCGCAAAAAGCCGCTTTTTGAAGCTATAAAAGTACAGTTAGGGGTATTATTCGCAACGTAAAAGTATGTCCAACTGTATGCCCAACAGTATGCGCAACACCCAAAAACAAACGAAAAGTGCAGGGGAAAGCTGTCGCCACCCTGCACCAAATCACCGCCTTTTTGGCTACCGTTTAACCACCGATTAAACACTATTCAAACGCCCATTAAACGCCATTCTGCGCCACCGTAGAGCTGCACCCAGTCAAACACCCACCACACGCGCCATGGGCGGCGAGATACAGCCCCAAACGTCCATCCCGCCCCTCTCTTTTACCCTCCACACGCCCCATTTCCTCATTTTAAGCCCCTCTCGCGCCTTTTCTTCCCTCTGCCCTCCAATCTACCGCCCAACGTGTCAGGAAAGTCCACAAACGAAAAAAGCGACGAAAAGCAGCCACCTCGCCACCTTTCGTCGCTCTCACTTCAACCAAATTCAACCCCACGTCGTTCAATCTTCGCCTCGAATTAAACGCTCCACTGAACAGAATTAAACCAAAATTCAACCCACTTCAACCTTTTGCACATTTCGTTTTATCTCCCATTTCCCCACAATCCACACGTAACTCCCTCATTTACAGACGTTCCACCTCTTTCAGGTTCAACCCCACATTGTACATTTCGTTTTCATGCCCGTATCTGAAAACTCTTCCTGTCCACCATGCAAATATTGTCTAAAGAGTAAAAACATGTTACAAAATAAAAATTGATTTTAGAGTTCCGGTTTGCTGTTTTTACGGTGTTTTAATGAGTAAACTGCACCCAAACTTAACAATAGCGCCACTTTTACACTCCAATAGTGCCACTATTAGACAGTAAAAGTGGCACTATTGCATGCTAATAGTGGCACTATTGGAGTGTAAAAGTGGCGCTATTGCATACAAAAGTGGCTCGTTTGAGAGCCTGATTCCATAATGCTTCGTCGGAAAACCCCATAACATGCTGTGTATGAGTGTGTTGCCTCTAACCGCTCAAAACTCGAGAATTTCGCACCAAAGATTTTGTTGTGCGCTCAACTCATAGTATTGAGC